CTGTTCTTCTTCAGTTTCTGGGGTTTCCTTTTCAGGTTCCATCATCTTCAAAAGAGAGTTTTGCGCTTCTTCTAAACTACCTTCTAGCGCATTCACATTAGGTGCTTCTGTTTGCGGGGCTTCTTGCGTATCCGCCATAATAAATTCCTCTTAAATGAATGGGTGTTGCTTGTCTAAAATCTTGTTCATGTAGCCCGTTTCAACTATAGACGATATATGACCATGAATTCTGTCAAGCAGTCTCATCGCAAGCCAGATAGACTCCCTGGCTTCAACTTCTGTCGAACCGCTAGAATTCCAACGGTTCGTTAAATCTTCTCTCAATACTTCAAATGCCTCATTGAATAAGGAGTTTTCGAGTAATTGTTTCGCCTTCGCTTCTCTTACCTCATCTTCCATAATAAATCTATTCGCCGGTTCCTGGGACAAGTTTTATAGGAGCAGGACGGAGCCGCCTCTTTTTCCTAGCTTTATCATGTTGTCTGGTATTATGCCTCTTCTTTCGAGTCTTTGACTTTTGCCAAGGGGCTTGAGAGGCGACACGAAGATCACCCTCCTTCGCTAACTTATCTACAGCCGCATCCATATCTATTTTTATTCCCATCATGTATCTCCTATCGCTACGGCTCTCTGCTGCTCTCGCTCAATGCCTATTTCCGCAGCCTTTAATTGAGAATCTATTGCTAACTTCTCGTATTCCTGTTGAATCTTCTGAGCCTTTATCTGAACATCTGCTGCCTTTATTTTCAACTCCTCTTGCTTAACTTGAGCCTCCATCAACTTAACTTGGTTTTCTAAATCAGGTCGCTGGGGTTGAGGAGGAATAGTAGATGGATCAGTGAGGAAATCACTCACATTCTGAAAGCCCATTGCCTTCACTAGGGCTGCCCCTAAATTGTACATATTCTGTTCATTAACAATCTTCAGGCCACCAGACATTGCCTCCCCAGCAAACTGTAACATTTGCGATAGGTGCATCATCTGTTGATCCTTGCTTCCGTGACCAAGGGCTACAGATACAGTGCAATCATACTTTTCATTCCACGCACCTGGACTCACCTGTACCCACTCATTCCTAAGCATAATTACTCTTTCTTTATCTTGATTCTTGAGCAATAGTTCATAGATGGTGTTCATTAAATCTTTAACACCAGTCTCAGCAAAGTTTCTTGCTATGAGTTCTACACGGCTTTGTGCGGCTGTCATCACAGCATTTACAGCAGTAGCGGTGGTATGGGATGTCAGGGCGTTCTCATTCATGCCCTGAGACATCCTCGATACGCCAGCCCTGGATTCCCTTACCCCATCCAAATACTCAAGCATCTGGAACGAGTAAGGTTGTAATGCAGGGGTAGCGAGGGGAGTTACGGCGTTGGGGGATTTAACTCTAACCACTCCACCCGGTCTTTGGGTGAGTAGATCATCGAGATTCGCCTGCCCCTCTAAAACTGCAAACCGTCCAAAGTTCTGGTTGTACATATTATCCATGAGATTACGCATTAGCGTACTCTTCATTAACTGCAAGTCCATAACAAGATCAGCTATGGATAATCCAAAGAACTTATGCGGAATTTTTATAGGTGTAATCGAGACAAATGGAATTGAATCTATCTCTTCATTTGCGAGTACATAGTTCCCAACCGTACAGACTTTTCTTAACTCGGCAATTCCATCTCCGTTATAGTCTGTCTTGATAAAACTTTCATGCAACCAATACTCCGACAAAGCCTCTTCCCGATCACTGGAAAATCCCCAATCATAGCTGGAAGAATTATCAAATTCATACCTTGCCTGTCTTTCTGCATTAAACATCGAACCATCTTCTTCACCCCCAAGTTCAGACGGATCAATATCTTCATCTGGATACATCTCCCTCAACTCAGAGAGGGTCTTTCTTACCCGATGGCAAACAAAACGAGCATCAGGAATAGTCTTAGCTTCCCTGGAGATTAAAAATTCTGAGGGGGGAACATTCTCTACCCTTATCTTTCCATTATAGGACTTTCTGCTGATGACCACATCATGGGTCATCTCCAAACCATCCCCATTAGAGGTATGCTCCAAAACCTCTACATCATCTCCACTTATGAGCATCGTAAACTCAAACTCATCTAACCCCTGGTACTCCTCCCTCTGTACCTCATCGTACTCGTCCCACCAAACTTTTACAATTCCATTTTTTGACAGGAGGGCATCGGTGAACCAGGAGTATAGAATTTCCCAACCCGGATTATCTTTTGTAAAAACATAATTAACGTAATCTGTAGCCTGTTCAGCCATCTTTACGTCTTCGGGTCCATGGGGGTTGAACTTAACCATCTCATCACCAGAGGCAAAAACACGCATAAGAGAAGGTTTAATCCACTCTATAGTGTCTTGAACGGTAGAATCAACAAACTGTGATCTACCCTCAACCTCATTACCAAAGGGCAGGCCATAGTAGTATTCCATAGCGTGTTCGCGCTGCTGAGAAATAGTATCGCCCATATAACCCAAAGAATCGGTTATTTCTGCGCGTATCCTAGATACCAGTTCTGTTTCGGTAATTTTTTCTTTTGCCATTAAATAATTCCATAATTCCTATATTCGACAGCCTTAGTCCACGCAGGGTCTTCACCAGCTACAGCAAAACGCTGAGATTGGAAAGCATATCTTGTTGCAGACATAAGATCATCTCGTATTGGAACAACCTTATTATCCTTCCTGTGGTACATCCTAAACTCTTCAAACCAATCAGATAGAGTAGAAAATACTTTGAATTTTCCAGCCTCTACAGCTTGGAGCATTGACATTAAACCTTCTTCAATAGAGTTAGAACCTTTATTTGCTCCTAGTGCTGGAGGATTCGTAAAATGTTCTAACAAGAAATTGCACCCCATATTCCTGTACTGATCGGCAAGACCTGGGTTTCCCATGCTATCCCTGCGATTCCCGTCATGTGGGTAGGCTATGGGTATAAACGAAGGTCTTTGCCTTATATTTGCTGCGTGTACAGCAGGGCTGGCCTTTGATGCCCTGTAACAATCATACACATAGAAAGTTTCTGATTCCCTATCAACAGCACACCATACGAGGGCTGTGGGGTGATCCCATCCAAAATCTATAGCTGCTATCCTGGGCCAATGACTTTCTATATGTATAGGATCAATTATTATCTTCTCTTCCCCTAGCGGGAAAACTAATCCTGAACCAATCGAGGGCCTACCATTGCGCCTCATCTCTCGCTCATGGGGGCTGTAACTGGATAATATCTGTTCCATTACAACTTCTGAGAGGTGGCCTCTTTCCCCGCTCTGGGAGAAGATTCTCTCAGAGGCGTCGTCCCAAGTAGCGTTAGTCAGGGATTGGCCTGATTGGAGGTTGTTCATAAATGAGGCGACGGTTTCCGTCATCCCCTGCTCTGGAGTAAAGGTCATATAAACCATACCCTTACGATCCAAAGTTCGAGTGACTGCTTGGGAGTATATATCCCTGTTTGGTTCCTCATCCAACCATATACAGTCTACTGAACGACCCTGCCATTTCTCTTGGCCCATCTCGTAGGCTTTGAAGAATAAAGATGAGTTCCCACCGCTAACGTGCTTGATTAGCGCTACCGATTTGGCGTTAGGGACGCCAGGTTTTCTTTCGGTTTTTATTATTAGTTTTTTAGGGATCGACCCTGAACCGAAAGCTTCTGGGTCATCTGGGGAACCCAATAGTTCATATTGTACTATATCGCGTGTTGTTTCATTTGATACCCCACCAGCCCACGCTATTATTGGCTGTCGGTATCTTCGGCCCTGCCACCACTTGGGATATAACCCAGTTGTATGGAAAGCCATTTCTGCTGCACCGCAGTAACTTTTACCTATGCGGTTAGCAGCCATTAAAAGTCGCTGGTTAGCAGAACCTCCAGTTTCGTGAAAGTTAAGTTGATAAGGATAAGGGTCGTATAGATCAAGCTTATTGAACCTTTCTCTTGTCCTTATCTCTCTAGCGATTTCTACTGCTTTTTCTAGCTCTTCCCTTGCTCGCATGAATCGCTCTCATCTGTCTTTCTGCCTGTGATTTGTTGGGATAACATTTCCCAGAAGAACCCCACTTCCAACCTTTCTTACCACCCTTGAGTTTGCATCGTTGTATAGGCATTACGCATAACTACCTAGAAGTCCTTCCTGCTCCCTCTTTGTTAAAGACATTCCTTCCTTGAACTTCTCTCTCATCTCATCAGTTATTCTTTGCTGCCATACTTCTGGCTCATCAGGATCAACTGGGTCTATTGACACCTCTTCCCAATATTTTATCTCACTCCGAGAAAGTTTCCTATTCCCTATCAACCGATCTATATAATCTCTTGCTTCTTCCTCAGACTCAAAAACGCCTTCCCCAGATTCGGGAAAATGAAACCCACGTTCTGGGTGACCAATTATATATCCCCTGGATTCCCCTCCTACTCTAGCAGCAGGCATTTTGAATTCCTTCAGGAGTTTGTTGAAGAATTGGGGGGCTTTATTGTCGTAGATAAATTTTACAAACTTGCCTCCTATATCTAATTCTTCTCCGCTATAAGACTTTGTAACTTCGGTAGGTAAGTCTTCCTTATCTATTTTCCTTATTGTAACATCCCTAAGAAATTGTTTTTTTCTTTCCTCAACTTCATCCCCTCTTCGTATTCTTTTATAAGTATCATCTATCCATTCTTGGGCTGCTTCTTTTGTGGGGAAAGTTCCACCCTTATTATTACTTACCTTGTTATAGACCTGATACTGATTCGTGCCAGCATGATAATCTATATACGTTATAACTCTATTAGCTAACTCATCCCCAACATGAGCCGGGAGATCATCCTCATGTATGCCCTCAACCATTTGTGGTGCGCTGCCACCTTTGGGGAAAGTAGTTATACTATATTTGCCAGTATCTAAGTTATAGGCAAAATCAGCCCTTTCAATAAGCCTACTTAAACTATACCTATCAGCCTGTGTCTCTCCAGTTGTCCAGGTTATAGCCTCAATACTTGGATCATTTATAGCTTCCATGAAATGATCTTTGAACAGGAGTTCCCACCCCTTATCCTTGAAGGGTTCATCAGGGACTTCTCCGG